GACCTGAGACGGTTGAGTCCTCGAGGTCGAGCACGGGCGGCAGGTTGCCAGCATTGGCGGCGGCCATGAACCGATCAGCCGAAACGGTCGGATCGGTAGAGTTTGGGCGGGCGAAATAGTAAGCCCCCCACGACAAGCCAGCAGCTGCTGCGCCTTGACTCTGCGCTTGGAAAGTAGGCGATGACCAGTTGCCATCGCCGAACTCGATGTACGCGCCGACGATGCCGGACCCGGCCACGGCGTGCCAGTCGATCGACGGCTGCCAGTTCGACACGTCGATGAGGCGCAGCCACTGAGAGGGCGCAGACTGGCTTGCCGAGGCGTTCTCGGCCGTCGCTGCCACGCCGAGCACCGAAGCGCTCAGAGCGACACACAGGGCCGTTACACGGGCGAGCAGGCGGTGGTGCCTGCGGTGCGTCATTGAGGCTCTCCTAGTTGATGCTAAATGAGACGCCATCAAGGCACTGCACGTCGGTGGCGGTCTGAGGCGTGACGCCGCCGGCAGTGTCGATAGCCAACCGCTTACCAGCAGATGCGGTGTTGTCCCATATGCAAAAATAGGAGACCTGCGCCGGGCGATAACCGGCGGGGAGCGTGAACGCTACATTGGCCGTACCGCCCGAGATGCGACCCTTAAGAAATACAGTTTGACCGATCAGCCGGTAGGAAACGGTGTAGACGCCGGATACAACCCACGAGTTCGTGAAACCGACCCCTCCTGAGACGTTGATCCAGCCAGAATCGCCAGCGGCGAGGTTCATCTCAGCGGCGGTCAAGACTTGGCCTGCGGTGAAGGTAGCCATGCGTACTCCTAAGGCTTGAGGTGGAAGAGGGCAGGACTAGTTGATCGGAAAACAGATGCCGTCAAGACTTTGAAGATCGGAGGCTGTCTGAGGCGTGACGGTGCCGGTGGTGTCAATCTGAATGCGCTTCGGTGCCCCGGTGGTGAAATCAAGAACGGCGAACGTCAACAGCTGCGCCGGGCGATATCCCACCGGGAGCGTGAACGCCGTCGTCGAGCCGCTGGGGCCGCCGTAGAGCATTCCTTCTAAATCAACCACCTGGCCGAGCAACCGATACGAGACAAATAACGTCCCAAACTCAGACCACGAGTTTTGGAAACCGACTCCACCGGCAACTCGAATCCATCCCGTGTCCCCTGCTTGGGTGTTCATTTGCGCTGCGGCCAGAATCTGACCAGCGGTAAAGGTCGGCACGGGCGCTCCTAGTAGTTGAGGCGAGACAAGTCGAGAATCCCGTAAAGCGGATCATCGAGTATAAGGAACGGTGCGAAGTTCCCGAAGTTCAACGTCAAGGTTGATGCGCCCGAAACGTCAAGCGAATAGGACATACCCTCCACGATCGAAGCTCTCGAAATGACCGAGGGTGAACCGCCACCAGGCGGACGTCGCTCGACGACAACGTGGTCGCCGATTTCCACATCAGTGAGCAACCACGGATCGATTATCCCGAAGTCGGCACCCATCAGGCCGATCACGACGGTGTCAAACCGAACCTCTTCGGATGAGAACTGAACCAGCAACGCACGGCAAAGGTTAAGCACGCTTGAGTCGCTTGCACTTTCAACGGTTCCAACATCAAGCGCTCGTTCAAGGTACGTGGCGATTGAGGTTGCGTTTGACGCTGTTTGCGACGTTCCACCGGTTGCATTGATGGCGGTCACGGTGTTGAAAAGCAACGTCGAGGCGCTGCGCTGGGAGATGTTTTGATATCCGACCGAGAACGGCGCAAACGACGAAGAATCGGCGTCGGTGTAGGTGATCGAGTAGTTCGGGTTTAACGCCGACGCTCGATCTCTAAACGTAAGCGTGCCATCGACCGCCACGAAGAAGCGCCCCTGCTCAGTGGTGACGAGCTGCTGGATTGCGTCAAGAGCGGATACGTCAGCTAGCGCCCGAGTGGCGATGGTGGTCAAGCCTGGGTCAATGTCGGTTTGGATAAGAAGACCGGTATGACTGAGGATCGCCGAAATGGCAGCGCCGGTGTTTCCTGCTGGAAGCGTAAAGCCGGTCACCTTGATGTTTGCCAACAGCGTGAACGCATCAACAAGCGAAAACGTCGTCGTGCAGATGTTTGGCTGCTCATAGTTCACCGAGATGTCGTCGACGTAACCGGTGAAGATGTGCGGCGTCCCGAGCCCGTCGTTACCCGCCGAGATCCTCGCTGTCGTGCGCAACAACGGGCCGGGGTAGTACGGGCCAGCGGTATTCGATGGATCAAATGAACGATCTTCATTGCGCAACGTGAACGATGCGGTCCCGGCTTGAAACTTGTCGGTCTCACGGCTGCGGCCACGCGTGGTGGTTACTTGGCCCGACAAGTGGTCGGTGACGTCGACGAACTGCGTACCGGCAAGCGTCCAACTGGTGTTGTCAAGAACGCCGCGCACCGGATCGTCGAGAACGAACGCAGAGCCACCCGACGCCGTGGCATCAAGGCCAAGTTCAACGATAACTGACGGCGCAGTCATCGGATACCTGCGCCAGCGAGACTCCCATTCCTTTGCATCCAAGTGCGCAGAGCGTTGACGACCAACTGCGGGTCGGCGCCGTGCACGTTGATGGTGATGTGGTTTGTGCCGCCTGCGTTGAACTTGCCCGAAGGCACGATGGTTCCACTCTGAGATGGCACGAAGAGCTCAGGGCCGCCACCGTCGCCGACGATGTAGGGGTTGCCTGCGCTGACCGATCCGCCTCGAGCAAGTTTCGGAATGTCGGGGATGTGAAGGGAACTCCCGATGCCAGGAATCAGACCAGTGACGTTGTTGGCAGCATGGATCAGGGTGTTGAGCCCCTCGATGGCCTTGTTCAGTCCCCACTTGATACCGGCCCAGATTGCATCACCGATGCTTGAGAAGATGCCGGTGAACCAGTCAATCGCCTTGCTGAAGAATCCCTTGATGGTCTTCCAGTTATCCTTGATAGCCAACACCGCAAGTCCGATTGGTCCGGTGATGATGGCCAACAAGAGCGGCCAGTTGTTTTTCAGCCAGTCCCAAACCGCCTTGAAGGCTCCCTTGATGGCTCCCCACGCCTTCTTGAATGCCTCGACCAGTGGTTGGATGACATTTTCGTCAACCCATTTCCATGCCGCCTTGGCGGCCTTCTTGATCGTCTCCCAGACCTGGTGCCAGTGCGTGACGATCCAGATGATGCCGGCGGCGAGGGCGGCGACGAGAATGATGATTCCACCGGTGGCAGCGGTCCAGAAACTCATGGCTGCAATGGTGGCAATGACCCATTGAACGGTCATCACGGCCAACGCCAAGCCGATGGCAATGGCGATGCCGATCATCACTTCCTTGTGTTTGCCCAGCCAGTCGCCGACCTTCATCAAAGCGTCGACGAGCTTCATCACCATCGGGACGAGCTTCTCGCCAATCTTGGCGGCAGCATCGCCGACCTTGGCCTTGGCTGTTTCCATCTTGCCGGCAAACGTGCCAGCGGCTGCGTCGGCCGAGCCCTTGAAGTGCCCCTGGAGGATCTTGAGCATGGCGGCAGACTTCTGCGCCGGATCTTGAATCTTTGACACCGAGTCGGGGACGGCGATGCCCATTTTTTTGGCGGCCGTGGTCGAGCCCGCCAACGTCTTGGCAAGCAAGTCGCCCGCCTTGGTCAGGTCAAGGTGACGGTTCTTGGCGATGTCGGCGGCAAGGCCCATAAGGTGCATGGACTTCTTCGCGTCGCCGGTGACCGTAGTCATACGGCCGACGGCCTCGGCGGTCTGGGCGTTGGAGTAGCCGTACTTCTCCATGCTTGTCTGGACCTTGTCGAGCGTGCCCTTCTGCTGCTCGAGCGAGGTGCCAGCGTTCTTGAACGCGTTGCCCAGTTGAGCGTTGGCGTCCTCGAGCTTCATGGTTTGATCAATGGCGAATCCAGCAACTGCCCCACCGATCGCCGACAAAGCCGTAGCGATGTTGGAACCGGCCTTGGAGAACTTGCCCGATGCGCTCTCGGCTTTTGACTTGAGGCTGTCAAGTTCCTTCTGCGCCTGATCGAGACCTTTGGAGTTGAGGGTTGAGCCGATGGAGATTGTGACCATCAGTGCTTCGCCTCCCTCGCCAGATCAAGCCCGTTTTGCAGCTTGCGTTCGTACTCGTTGACCGTCTTGAAAACGTGATTTTCGATTTTATGCTCGGCGTTTTCGTTGTCCCATACCCGCCAGATCAAACGCGAAGTTTTGCCGTGGGCAGAGTTGAGGTTGCGGATGAATGCGCGACCCTGGGGCGTCTTGCCCGAACTGGCACTGCCGGCCAGCTCATAGATCGAACCGGCAGAGTTTCGGTTGGCAAACCGCCACATTGAGGAAGTAGAACTTCCCCGAAATCTTTTGCCGCCCTGGCGGATCACGATGCCTTTGCGAACGTTCTCGGGGTCCCAAACCCTGTAGCCCTTCCAAGATTCCTTAGTCGGGTGCGCTGGTGGCTTGGTCCAGTTGCTCAGCGGAGCTTTTGGAACGATTCCCTGAGCCCGTCGAGCCAATGGCTTGAGCGAGTCTCGAATCTCCTTGTCCATGGCCTTGCGCAGCTCGGGGTCAAACTCCTTGAGCAACTTCTTGAAATCGTTGTAACCGTAGAAGACAACGGTGATCTCATCGGCCACGACGACTCCCTAAGAACGTTCCCGGTTCTGCTCAATGATTGCTGCGCGCACAGCCAAGAACATGTTCGGCTCAAGTTCGAGCAGGTCGAGAGGAGAGATACCGGTGGCGACAGCGATCTGCGCCACCAGATAGGTCATGGATTCTCTAAAGGGACACGGGCCTCTTCGACCGGCTCAACCGTCTCGACGTCATCAAGCCATTCATCGAACGGCTTGGTCGGTCGCCCAGCGATCTGGGTCCCTTTCCAAGCCGCCCAATAGATTGCCTCGAAAGACACCGAGTCGCCGCCAAGTATGTCGGTCATCGGCTTGGAGAAGTGACGCTCCAGCTCGACGATGACCTTGGGCGTGACGTTGACCTCATACGCATCGCCCTGAATGGGTTCGATGCGGAGACGCATGAGGGCGGCCATGACTAGCTCGTCGCCTTCGTAATGGCGCCGTCGATCGGCCACGAGATGGTGGCTGATGCGAGGTCACCGACCTGAGCGTCAAGCGGCGTCCACTCGGTCACCAGGGCGGTAAACGTGTAGGACGGGTTCGTTGCCGAGACGGTGGTGCTGCTGGGCTTGATCACGACGGTGGTGGTAGTCCCGATCAGCGAGTAGATCGACGCCTCGACCGAGGAAGCCGAGAAGTCTTGGTTGAAGTCCAGGCTGACCTTGTTGTCGGCGAGACCGGCGACGCGACGCTTGGCGGTGTTGCCGAACGTGGTCGTGTCAAGTTCCGCACGCGACGTGTTGAGTGTCACCTTGCGGATGCTCGACGAAAGGTCGACGCTTCCAATGGTGACTGTTGCATTGGTGATGACCTGTGCCATGTGGCTCAGCCCTCCTTGGTTGTGTCGGCCGGTGCGGCCTCGGTTGTTGCGATGATGTGGCCCGACTCGATGAGCCAGTCGACGTTGCAGTCGACGAGCTGCTTGTCGGTGACCGTGGTGCCCGGCTCTTGGCCGAGCACCGGGAACGGGCCGGTGATGGTGTAGGTCACGGTGCCTCCTAGGCGTGAACGGTGACGTTGAACTCACACGACAGGTATTCGGCGTCACCTTGTGAAAGCGGACGGACCGAGACCATGTCGGCGACGAGCAGGCTTTGACAGACACCGTTAAGCGTCTGATCGACCTCGAGGGCGGCTCGGATCGACTGGCTGCCGTCGTACGCCATCCAACCGTCAAGCATTCGTTGCGCCGAGCGATCACCCATGCGGCCGGAGACCACAGCGACGAGGTACTGCCACTCAGACAAACCGCCCTGCATCGCTCGGTGATAGGTGACGCTCTGCACTTGAACAATCGCCATTGGCGGGTTGACGCTCTCGGGCAAGTGGTCAGCAACTCGAAGGCCGGGAACTGCGGTGAGCGCCATCGACAGTGCGTCGTGGATCTGCGTGGCCGAGCCGCTCATGCGAGCGTGGCCGTCTTGTATGGCGCAAGCATCTTTTGTACGTCTGGGTCGATGTTTCGTACAGAGATGGCGCCGAGGTCACCGAAGCCAGCCACACCGAGAAGCGAGTCGCCACGCTTGGTCAGGCGACCTGCCTGGAGGATGCACGCAGAGCGGACCGGGTAGGGAATCGCGGGCCAGCCCCAGATGGCGGTGATCTTGACGGGCGCCGGGGCCTTGGTGGTTGGGAACCTGCCAGGCGAGGTGGCGACGATACGGGTGATGCTCATGCCCTTTGACACAGCGTTGAGCGGTTCGAGCTGGTAGTCAGCCGCAGTCAGCGTGGTCGAGTAGGACCCATCGCCGCCGGTGTCGACCTTGACGACGAGGCCGGTCGTGCTCGAGATGTCGTCGGTGAGCACGTAGCTGCTCGACGGGGCAACGTAAACCCGGTCGGTGGCGGTTGCATCGACGTAAAACCGGCGGTCGCAGTAGTCATCGATGACACGGCTGGCCTCTTCGATGCGGGATTCGAGCATGGCGTCATCGACGTTGTCGACGATTCGCATCACCGACTTGAGATCGGCGAGCGTGCAATAGCCGTTGTCGATCATCGGTGCTCCTAGATCCCTGGACCCTTCCAGGGGTTGAAGATGACGGTCAGTGCCACAATCGGCAGCGCCCAGGCGGGCACGGCAGCGACGGCGGCAAGAGCGAGAACAGGTGCGGCCCACTGGTAGAGGCGCACGGCGTCGGTGGCGACGAGCAGCTGCGAGTACCCGAGGCCGACGGCCACAAGGGTCTGAGCGGTGAATGCGGTGATTCCTGCGAGCAGGCCGCCCCACGGCAACACCATCAGCAGCGGATCAGTCCATCGGCCGGCGTGGAACTCGATCGACGCCTTGATCGGATGCTCCAAGATCCAAGCGTTCTTCGGGTCGAGCACATCAGGCCCGGATCGCATCAACCACCGGACGCCGACGGGCACCAGGCCAACCAGCAGCAGCGGGTTCCATGCGTAGACCGCAGCCCAGATTGGGGCGGTCTCACGAGTGCAGCCCGCCAGAAGCGCAAGCACGATGGCGATTGGCCAGCAGACCGACAACATAAGCGCAGCCCCGAGGGCGAGCGCCATGCCGAACGCATCGACAAGGACCGGGTGACGGACCGAGAACGCGATGCCTGGCAGGAACGCCACGCACGCCATCCATGGGCTGTGCGTGTAGATCGCGGTCAGGACGCCTACAGCGGCCACTGAGCCCCATGTGAGGGCCTTCCAGCGTTGCTCGTCTTGACGGCAGAGGAACGGTTGCAGCCAGCGCAAGTGGAACGGGCGGGCGACTCGCTTCTCTGTCATCGTCCAATAGCGAGCCCCGTCAGGAGTCAGCATCGAGCGTGGTGACGGCTGCGTGAAGCATCTTAAACATGGTCTCGTCAAGGACGTAGTGCGTTCCCTTGACGTGGCCAATCTTGGCGCCGGTGTGGACGTAGATCGGAATGCCTGCGGCTTTCAGGTGCTCGCAGAAGATGACGTCTTCGCCCATCCACACCGAGTGGTCGTCGTTCGGGCCTTCGTGGAACCACGACCAGTCACCGAGCCTCATGTGCGCTTGGACTTTGAGCAGGGCCGAGCGGTGGACGAGGAGGAACGCAGCGCCGGTGGCGTCGCACTCGACGAGCTGGTTGTCGGGGTACTCCCACATCGGGCGGTACTTGCCGTTCGGGGTCTGGTGATAGATCGTCGGCAGAAGCGTCTGAAACGGTCCGGCGTACTGACCAGAGTGGGCGAAGCACAGACCACCAACGACGGGTCGCTTGGTGGGATGTGCGGCCTCGAGCACGGTCGTGAACGATTCGACCGGAAAGGACATATCTGAGTCGACCAGCAGCGCCCACTCGTCGTCCGACGAGGCAAGGAACGTGGCGATCGATGAGTTGCGGCCTCGGGTGATTGCCCCACCTGAGCGGACGATGACCCGGCCGTTGATGACGTGGCTCTGCGCTCGGAAGATGTCGGCGATCGACACGGCGAAGTCGGACGTGACTTCGCCGTTGTCGAGCCAGACGACGGTGACCTTGCCGTTGGATTTCATGGGGCTGCTCCTCGGGGAAAGGATCGGGGATGGTGGGGATGGCGGGCCTGAGCGCGTCCCCGTCGCACTCAGGCCCGCCGACTTGACAGCTGTTCGGACTAGTAGCCCGACGGCGCTGCGAACCCGGTGCCGGAGCAGACCGAGATGGCCCCGCTGTACCGGCGCGAGGTGAAGGCGCTGTAGCTGTAGACCTGCAGGCGCACCTGGAGGGTGTTGGCGTCGGTCTCGAAGAGGACGCGCGTCTTGGCCGCACCCTCGAAGAGTGCGAGGTCCGAGAACCTTGCGACGATGACACGGTCCTGGTTGGTCGAGTACGTCGAGCCGATGTTCGGGTCGAGGTAGACCGGCAGGCCCAGCATCGAGCCGACAGAGCCCTGCGCGACTGCGTCCGTCTGGACGCCGACAGCGTTGAAGGGGCCACCAGCGTTCGGCACCACGAGCGGGCGGCCGTTGCCGTCAGCCTGCGAGGCCAGCCAGTACCAGCGCTGTGGGTTCATCACGATGGCGTCGGCGGGCAGGAAGCGCGTCTTGGCGACCTGCGAGACGGCCTGAGCGATGGCGGTGTAGACGCCGGTGCCCGTGGGGGTCGTCGCGGTGTAGGTCACCGAGTTGACGGCCGTGTTGGTCAGGATGCCCTCGTGGGCGCCTGACGAACCTGTGCCAGCGATGGTGGCAGAGCCGAGTGCCTGCGCGTGCGCTGCGATCAGGTCTTGGAAGACAACCTGGTCGAAGTTGATCGGGCTCTGCTCGAGGAGCGAGAGAGCGAAGACCTGCTGGCCGGCGTAGGTGTTCACCGGGGCGGTCACGGTCGACGTGGTCATGTCGGTGTTCGACGCAACGGCGTTGTCCGTGGTGGCCGTGACGGTTGCGCCTCCGGCAATTTTCGGAATCGCGATCGAGTCAGTGCCACCCGGCAATTCGAACTTCGACGCGAGGTCGGCGGTGACGCGACCGGCACGGGCGAGCGCCACATAGGACGCAAGCATCCAGAGTGGAGGGGTGAACTCCCCGCCTTGCCCATCTTGGCGTGACATGTTGGTGCGGAGCTCGATGGCGGTCTCGTCAGCGTGACGTGACAGGCGGGCACGAGCCTCGCCGTCCCAGACGCCAGGAGCCTGGCTCAGAGCGAGGTCCTTGAAGTAGCTGTGCTCCCCACCCTTGCGGTAGGTGACGGGCTCGGACTTGACAGAGACGCGCGCCTCAGTGGCGTCGGTCTCCTCGATGGCGGCCTCTCGGGCCTCGGTAGCT